GGATTCACTGGTCATCTATCGTCTGTCAAGGGCACCTGAACGTCGTATCTTCTATATTGATGTCGGTAATCTCCCTAAGATCAAGGCAGAACAATATCTGCGTGATGTGATGATGAGGTATCGTAACAAGTTGGTGTATGATGCCAATACTGGTGAGGTTCGTGATGATAAGAAGTTTATGTCTATGATGGAAGACTTCTGGCTTCCTAGACGTGAAGGTGGTAGAGGAACTGAAATTACCACACTTCCTGGTGGTCAGAACCTTGGCGAAATCACTGACATTCAGTATTTTCAAAAGAAACTTTATAGGGCACTTGCTGTTCCTGAATCACGCATCAATGCCGATAGTGGTTTCAGTCTTGGTAGGTCTTCTGAAATTCTGAGAGATGAAGTTAAGTTCTCTAAGTTTGTGGGAAGACTGAGGAAGAGATTCTCCTCTATGTTTAATGATATGTTGAGAACACAACTTCTTTTGAAGAATGTTGTAACTCCTGAAGATTGGGAGTCAATGGCAGATCATATTCAATATGATTTCCTTTATGATAATCACTTTGCTGAACTTAAGGAAACAGAACTTCTCCAAGAAAGACTTGGTTTGGTTCAGGTTGCAGAACCTTATGTCGGTAGATATTATTCTCAAGATTACATCAGACGTAAGATTCTTCGTCAGACTGATGAAGAAATCATTGAGCAGGATAAGTTGATTGAGAAAGAAATTGAAGAAGGTGTAATTCCTGATCCCAATGCTATGGCTGATCCTATGGGTATGGGTGGTGATATGCCAGGAGGTACACCAATGGGTGGCGGAGGATCACCTACTGGTGGTTCCAATGCAATACAAAATGACACCACACCAAAGGATCAAGAAGCACCAGGTCTTCCTGAACCCAAGGGTGGTGTAATCTAAATAACTTTATCTGATATTAAGAATTATGGATGAATTAATGGATCTATTGGTTGCTGATGAGTCTGCTGCTCAAATCAGTGATCGTATTAAAGATGTTTTGTTTGCCAAAACAGCAGAAAAGATTGAAGCAATCCGACCTCAGATTGCATCTAGTATCTTAGATGCACCTGAAGAAAATGAAACTGATGATGAAACTGTTGGAGCTTATGATGATTCAGATTATGATGAAGAATAAATACAAAAACGAAGAAGCAATCAGTAATGTCTAACATCAAAACTTATGGAGTAACAGGTACTTTGGCAGTAAGTGGAACAGCTGCTGCATCAACCTTCATTGAACACCACACTGATACTATTAGACTTGTATATAGTGGTAGTCAAGTATGTCTTACATTAGCTGGCCCATCAAACACCACACCTGCACTGAACACCACTGAAGGTGCCTTAGTTGTTTCTCCTGCAGAGGTAGAGTATCTATCAATTGGTGCTCCACAATCTCAAACTGTTGTCAATATTATTAGAGGAACAACAACTATTGTTGATTTTCCAGAAGGAACTGGTTCTCCCTTTACTGCGGGTGACTTTGTAACTTTTATAAGTCAACAAACTCCATACAATACTGCTAGTGCCTTTGAGGTTCTCAGTGTAGACAGTACTTCAAATGTTGGTGGTTATTTTAGCACAAGGCTTACTTTGGATTGGAATAGTTCAGCTGTTGCAGATTTTATTCCAGGTAGACACGATACAGAACTTAGATCTGTATTTTATATGAATGTTATAGCTTTAAATGGTGGTAGTGGAAACCTATATTATAATCAGGTTCAAGTTTCTTGATGCTGAATAATAAATATATCAATAGAGGTATTTGAAATAATGAGTTCTATTAGAACTATAGGAACAGTTAATCAATTGACAGTGGAGAATACCACTAGGTCTTCTTTTGCTAATATCCACAGAAGTGAAATTCTTAGATGTGTAACTACTGGATCTACTATTTTAGATGTAGGAAATCAACAGAAAAGTCTTTCTTTAGTTAACTTTCCATTTTTTATTTCCACTGGCTCTGGTGGAATTTCCAATATAGTAATTGGAAAACCCAAATCACAAAGAGTGGTCAATATCACAAAAGGCCCAACAACTTTAATTGATTTTCCAGAAGGTACTGGATGTCCTTTTGGTGTTGGTGATTCTGTTTGTGTTTTGAGTGGTCAATCTACCTTTGACGCACCTCAGACTAGTAGTACTACTGGTTTAATTGTATTGAGTATCAACAAAACTGCTGGTGTGAATGGTTATTATAGCACAAGAATGGAATTAGATTGGGATACCTCTGCTATTGTTGATACTTTTGATCCCAACTATTGGACTGAAGTTAGATCAGTATTCTTTGTTAATGTGAGAGAAGGTGTTCCTAGTCCTTTTTCCAACTTCATTTACTATCAACAAGTACAAAATTCCTGAGGTATTCCAATGAAACTAATTAGAGAAGAAATCGAATCAGTAGAGTTTATCGTTGAAGAAAGAAACGGTAAAAAGTCACTTTACATTGAAGGTATTTTCCTACAAGGAGATATCAAGAATCGTAATGGTAGATTGTATGAGATGGCAACCTTGAGAAAGGAAGTCCAAAGATACAATGAAAGTAACATTGTTACTGGTAGAGCATTAGGAGAACTTGGTCATCCTGATGGTCCTACTGTAAATCTGGATAGAGTCAGTCATAAGATTGTATCTCTTAAGGAGAATGGTAACAACTTTATTGGTAAAGCTAAGATTCTTAGTACCCCTATGGGTCAGATTGCTTCTTCACTGATTGGTGAAGGTGTAAAACTTGGTGTATCTTCAAGAGGTATTGGATCATTAATCCAAAGAGATGGAGTGAATGTTGTTGGTAATGACTTTATGCTTTCTACTGCTGCAGACATTGTAGCAGACCCTTCTGCACCTGATGCCTTTGTTGAAGGTATTATGGAAGGAAAAGACTGGGTTTGGGATGGTGGTATTCTCAGAGAAGCCGCTGCCCGTAGAACCTATAAACAGATCAACACACTGGTTGATCAAAAACAACTGGCAGAACATAAAGCACAGTTGTTTGAAAACTTCCTGAACAACCTGTGACAATCAGGATTTATAAATAAATATATATCAATTACAAGGTATTTCGGAGAGTTCAAATGTCTCGTGGAGATTTACAAGAAATGGAGCAATCTAAAACTGCTGTGAACGCGAACGCTAAGCCCGCTGAAGCAATGCCCAAGCTCAAGGATCCTGGTCAGGGTCTTTCAGTTAGTTATGAAGATCTCGGTGGTCCTACCCCTGAGAATTACAGTCCCACTAATGATTCAGCCAAACTGAGAGAACCCAAAATCAAAACGGTTCATGACGTTGTAAATAGAAGTGCAAAAGCTGCTATGCCAATGGACGCATCTACTAAGAATTCATACCTGAAGAACTCAACTGAGTATGATGAAGAATCATACATTGAAGAGGAAGAGGTATCAGAAGAGCAAGTATTTGATGCTGAAATGGACATTGAAGATGATGTCCAGGCATTGTTGGGTGGTGAAGAACTTTCCGAAGAGTTCAAGGAAAAGGCAAGAGTTATTTTTGAAGCTGCTCTGACTTCAAAAATCAAAGAAATCCAGGAAACCCTGGAAATTCAATATGAACAAAGACTCTCTGAGAGAGTTGAAGAAATGAAAGAGTCTCTCGTAGAGAGAGTTGATTCGTATCTCGAGTATGTCGCTGAAGAGTGGATGACCGAGAACGAACTTGCCATTGAACATGGCATTAAGAATGAAATCACCGAATCATTCCTTGCCGGAATGAGAGGTCTTTTTGAAGAACATTATGTAACTATCCCTGAAGAGAAATATGATGTACTTGAGAGCATGGTAGAAAAACTTGATGATATGGAAGAAAAACTCAATGAGCAGATTGAGAAAAATATGCATCTGAACAAGCGTCTTGCTGAGTCAGTTGCAGACAATATTCTCGACAGCGTTTCTGAGGGTCTTGCACTTTCTCAGAAAGAGAAGCTCGCCACACTTGCCGAAAGTGTTGAGTTTGAAAGTGAAGAAGAATATCGTGAGAAACTGGAAACACTGAAGGAGTCATACTTCTCCAGAGTTCCTTCGGCTAAGACCAATGTAAGTGCACAACAAACCCTTTCTGAGGGTGTAGATATGACTCCTGCTCCCACTTCCAGTGGAATGGATG